AAATTACAAATCTGTTATTAGCTGCTGTATTACCATTTACATATATGTTGTTGTCATTAAGCTCAACATCTCTAAATATTCTGTGTTCAGCATGTTCGATAAAATCATTGATAATAGTATCTGTTAAAACCTGATTATCGGTTTCTGTGTAGTCTCTAATCTGTGTTACTAATTCTGCGTATGTTGTCATCCTAATAATGTAACTGGTCCAACTGAGGCCAGTCTCCCTCCAAACTTTCTTATACCACCACTTTCAAAGTATTTAAACCCTTTACCTCCAGCAGCTTCAAATTGATTTATATAGGTAGTTCTGTCATCTATTAATAGTTTGTTTGCTCCACCATAAGGGCCTTTATTGAAATTTGTAGCATAGTTTCTAGCTGCTGGTGCTCTAGCTCCTGTTAAATTAGCATCTACCCACGCATTTTTTTGAGCAGTCATACCGGATGAAGTAGTAGAAGAAAGTATTTCATAAGAACCATTCTTAGATATAACTAGATCTACCAGCGCATCTGCTTCAGCTCTTTTCCCTAAAGTTTGAAAATAGGTGCCAGATGCAGCTACTGCTGCAGCTTCAATTGCAGGAGACATATCATACCAGTCTCCTCCTGAGTCTAATAGACCAATTGATGTAGCATAGGCTGCCACTGCTTGATAATATTCTGTAAGAGTTCCATCCAAATCTATATACACTGTGGTTACTCCAGGATTGCAATTAGCTGTCAACCAGGCTTCTAAAATGTCGTTTGGACTAAAAGAAAAATTATCATCATCTATTTTTGTAACTTTATGGCCTGGTGCATAATTAATATCATGATCCTGTATGTGTGAAACTTCAGGATAAGGAGGAAAGTGTGACTCAACTTTTCTAAATCTAACAATATCATTGGTTGCAAAACCATGACCTGGATCATTTACATTTACAACTATACTGTCTCTAACTCCTGCGCTTAAATTATCGAAAGGTAATATGTGTGCAACAGGCGGTTCTACTCTATCTGGTCTGGCGTTTTGTATACCTTGTGAATCACCTTTTTGTGTTTTTGGTTCTAGCTGTGGGTGTTTTGGCTCATACTCGGAAACATGTACAAAAGAACCATTCCATTCTTTTCGCATTTCTTTGTATGGAAAAGCCATACCACTTCTATCTGAAATAGCTTTTGATTTTTTACCTGATGCAAAATTAGACATTTGGATAGTACGCCTGTGGAGTTATGTATGTGCTTGAAGAAGAGCCATCTTCGGTTAAGGCTCTATTTAACTCATCTTCGTAGTACATTTTAAGTTGCTGTGTTAGCTCAGGTTGTACTTTTTGACTTAGATAAAACGACAAACCTGCCACCATACATGGAACAAATCTGTAAGGAACGTCAGCTGTATTACTATAACCACCTACGTCTTGAATTCTTTTTACAAAATAAATAGCCAAATGTTTAGCTGCTGCTGTGGTATCAGGGGTTGGATATACCGTAAGCATAGTCTTATCGGAAAATCTTTGTACATAGTATTGTGAAGGTGCGCCTTTTGACAATTTGTTTGATAAACCAGAATATGTAGATCTATTTATTTTAGTAAGAGCGGAATCACTTTGAGTTGTTGTAGCTCTGTTGTCTCTTAATGCTGCCTCCAAAATATCATCAACTCCATATATACCATTTGTAGGTGCTGTAGTTGCACTTGTTCCATCATCAGCGCTTCTGAAAAAACTGTATTCAGCTTGTCCTTCAACTAAATCTATGCTGGTTTTATCTATTTCCCAATAGTGTAAACCTCTGTTAGCCCACTCTTGAAACATGATATTTAAAGAGCGTCTTGCTGATTTTAATTGATAACCACTTACTGATTTAACTCCAACTCTGTCATAGGCTTCTTGTATGACATCGTCAATTAAGAAACCACTTTCAAAAGTAGTTGTACCTGATGTTGCCATCTAACCTCCTAGTTGAACGTAATAGTAACGCCGCCAGTAGTTGTTAAATCTAAAAACACACCATTTTTAAATTTTATACCGCTACCAGGAAAATAGATTTGTAGTCCCTCTGTATCAAACTTAAAAGTATGTGCTGTACCTGCTGCAGAAGTATTGTCATAAAGTATAACAACACAGTTACTTCCACCTTTTGCTTGTAAAGAAGTTACTCTACAAGGTCCTGTTACTAATTGTCCGTCAGCTGCTAGATGCGCCGTCTTCTGGTCCGATGTGAATGATCCACCACCTGCCATAATCTTGTCCTCCTAAATTTGTGGGGCCGAAGCCCCACAATTAATTAATTAATCTTACGATTCTTTAGCAAAAATTCCTCTAACGTCAGTAACCTGCCATGCACCTGTTTCTTCAAAAGAAGCAAGAACAACATAGTCACCTTGTTTAGAAGTAGCTTTTGTATTGATTAAGTCTTTATTATCTACTTTGGTTCCTGCATAAGCAATTCCATCGTTAGCGTTTGGACTTATTGTTAATGTGTTGGTACCGTCTTCTGCAGTGTTTACAAATTTGTAAACCTCTCCAGTAGCAATTGCCGGTAAAGTAAATACAACTCCATCAGTTGCACTTACAAAAGTTTTTCCTGAGTCTGTAGTAGCAACGACAGTGTAGTTTGAACTTTTAGTTTCAATATTTACACCCTCTTTACCTTCTAGTACTGGACCTGAAAAAGTAGTTTTAGCCATGATATAATCCTCCTAGTTTACGTTAATATAGTCTCTAGGCCGTCGACTGCGCGCGTCTATATTAACTATTTTATCGCAGTATTGTGACTATAAACTTTTAATATCTTATTTGCAAATAAAAAGGGGCGCCGAAGCGCCCCTCTAAATTGGTTTGTAACCTTACGATTACGCGCCTGGAGATCCGAAGATACCTCTAGGATCAGAGAAGCCGAAGCTGTATCTTTCCCTAGCTTTATATCTAACGTTACCAGTTTCAAAATCGCCTTCCATGGCAGTTTTGATTGGCGCACGAACCATGTGTTTTAGACCGTTAGGAACATCCGTCTTAATGAAGAATGCATCTGGATCAGTTAGGAAGTTGTTTACCACATATCCTTGTGGGATCATTCCTTTAGATGCCAATGCATTGATGTCATTGTCAGCTGTTCCAACTCTATTAGCAGATTTCATGATTCTTTCAGCTGCGAATTGTAGCTCTGAAGGTATAATTAGTTTCATACCTCTAGCAGCAATTTTTAAGCCTCTTTCATCAGTGAACTGTCCGATGTCGATCAAAGCTTGCTCTAAAGATGTTTCAGAAAGGTCAGCAGATACTAACAATTCGTTAACAAATTTACCAGCAAGAGTCGGGTGACCAGCTGATCTACCAGCAGTTTGTCCAGAACATAGAGATGCTCCGTCACCACCAGCCTGTGCAGATGAGTCGAACGCGTTGTTCAATACTGCAGCAGCCTTTACTTGCTTAGTTTGAGCCATAGATCTTGCTAGTGCCTTAGTATAACGTGTAGAAATTTTGTCGTACAAGTTATCTTCAATCGCTTCTTCAGTAATTGAGAACGCGAGAGCAATTGTCTCGTGTTGATATCTTGCAGTGAAAGTTTCTTGCGCGTTATCATAAGATACAGCTTGACCTTCTGACTTGACGCCAGCTTTGTCGAAACCAGATAACATTACTTCTTCTTCAAAAGCTCTGTCACTGTTTTCAGTATCAAAGATTTCTGCGTGTTGGTTCTCGTAGTTTTTATACTCAAGTCCGAATAATGCATTCAGACCTGGCTCAAGCTCTTTAGCGAGCTGTTGTCTTGATATAGCCATATTATAATCCTCCTGCTATTCTTATGCGTATAAATGATTATCAATTAACACTGTATAGACTGTGTTTGCTACACCTACCTCATTACGACCTTCTTTAGTTGAGAAGCCAGTAATCATCATAGCCACAGGAGTAGGACTTCCGCCTATACCACTAGTATCTAGTTGATATCCACTTACACCGTTGTTAACACCGTCTGTGTCTACTTCATAGTTAGCTGTTAAGCCAACGTTTGTTTGAGCAGATACAGCAGATCCACCAGCGTCTCCTTGAATTTCGAAGACTTGATATGGATCGTCATACACAAACGCGGTTGCCGCTTGTGATGCCGGTACATTGTTTCTAAATTGCGGTTTTCCATCCGAGTCGTCGTAGTTAGCTCCCCAGAAAACTCCACATGCTGCAGCTGATGCGCCGCATTGTGCAATAACACCAGAGCCTAGGGCTACTGGGTCACCTTGGAATATAGCGTCGTTTGTGACTTTATATTCGCTCATTTTCTGAGATGGTCCACTACCGATTTTACCAACTGGATTTAAACCAAAAGGGGCATTTAAGTTTGCCATATTGTTTTCCTCCTTAAAGGTTGTTAGTTAAATCAGTGGTTGAAATATCTAAATGCTATTTCTTTGTACCACCAAAAGTTACACGAGTCTGCCTCTCTTGATTGATCGGCATACTTGGGTGCTGTTCCTTCAAGACATCGTTTTCTACAGCTTCATTACGATCAGCATTTATTTCTCTATAATACTTTTCGCGTGACTGTGCGAGCTCTTCAGATATCCTTGCCAGCACAAGGCCTCCTACTCCTATTACACCTGAATATTTACCTGTTTGAATTGACGGGTAATCTTCATTTGGATATTCGTCTGATCTTACAAGTTCCCAACCGGATCTTAATTTTCCAGTTATATTTTTTGTATCATCAAAACCCATGCTTTCAGCACGTATCCATCTATGTCGATAACCGTCTGGTGCAGGCGGTGCATCTAGTGCAGATGGTGGAGTCCATACTTTAGGCTTTTCAGTTTTAGCCCGAGTCTGACTCGCGCGGGAAGTCTTTATTGTTTTATCTTTTTCCATATGCTTATACCTCCTTCGCGGCTAATTGTTTCGCATATTCTTCTAGCGGCACACCTAATCGTTTAGAAATAGCTACCTGTGATGGTGTGAGTTTCACAGTTTTTCTGCGTCCTTTTGCGGCCGGACGATTAGCACTAGCAACAGTCTGAACTGGTTCAGCTGTAGTTGACTCATTATTACCAAATTTGTGTGGGAATTCAAGTCTTATTCGTTTGTCAACCTCAGAATAATATTCATCTGATTGACCATCGTAACCTTCTTGTTCTACAAGTTGTTTGTGTATGTCAAAAGCAGTGTAAGTCATAGCATTATCCGTGCCAAACCAAGGGTTTTTTTGAGCCCAAGCGTCAGCTTTAGGATCAGGTTGTCTTTGTGGTTGGGGTGGAGATGCTGCTTCTTCTGTAGCTGTTGTAACAACTTTGTTATCAATTTCTTTAATTCTAGCTAGTCTACTAGCGTCCATAGACAGCTGCGCTAACTCTGCTTGCGCATTAACTTGAGCTTCTACGTCACCAGATGCAATAGCTGCTGCCAATTTTGTCTTTC